ATCAAAGGCTTAGATGTACGTGTCGTCTTCCACCCAAACTCCTGACTAATACGATTAGTAGTAGAATTCAATGACCTTTTCCTAAATAAATTAGGATAACCAAGCTGTCTAAGTTGAGTAATCGTTGTAAGACCATGATTATTAGCCTCAACACAGCACAAAGCATCGGAATACCACATTCCAATCTTATAAACCTCGTATGCAAGCTCATCAGGAGGTATCCTCCCATGCCAAACAGCTACCTGCTCACCATTTTTGACGTTAATTACCTGCACACACGAATAATCACCATGCCCTAAGCCCTCAGCGGTGTCCACACCGAGTACATAGCCATTATACGAGGCAGGTCTTTCCCAAACTTCTAACATCTAAACGACATTACCCTCGGCGCAGTTTCGTGCACAGCACCCTTTTCACCAGAACGCACAAACTTGCGCATATTGTCCAACACGTCAAGATCAAATACAGGATTCCCAGAACGAACAAATGCCTCTTCAGGGGTCGTTGGGTATTCTTGTGCGAGTTGCCAAGGCAACATCGCTGCTTCTTTTGCTTCATACCATGCGTTATCCCTATCCTCCGATGCTGACCAAGGAAAAAACATCGGATCAAAATTGTTATTACCAGTCACAGCCCCAGTCCACAGATTGTGGAAAAAGTTACCAGAACCATTCGCAGTAGACAGACCTATGATACGACCACCTACGTCAGCCACAGGCTCAATAGAAGCCCACGCCTCTTCAGGATTAGGCAAAAACGCCCACTCATCTACCACTATCAGCGTAGCTGATTCGCCACGGGCAGGATCAGATGCCGAAGGCATAGACGTAATCTGCGACCCATTATCAAACCCCATACGCTGTTGATGCTCAACAAGCGACCTAGGACCACGCTCAGCCATCCACTTAGGCAAATGCTTCATGCCATACTTCGTTTTACGAAGCAGCAACACAGCCTCACGCTCTGTACGTGACAAATCAATAATGTTCTGGTCCTCGTGAAAAAACGCCAACCAAAACTGATGCGCCGCTACAAGCGTAGTCCAACCAATTTGCCGAGCTTTTAAAGTCAGCGAGTACCTGTTCTCCGCCCAACGATCAAGCGCCTCACTCTGCGCAGAGCGCAAATCAAATAAAATCCGTCCATGCGCAGGATGCGCAATAGACCAATACTTCGTAAGAAAGTACTTCTCGTCACGCTTACAACGCCTCCACTCAACTTCTTGTTTAAGTTCAGTAGCTCTAGAGACTACCACTTGACCTTGTTAGCCCAGTACGCTGCAGACATCTTACCCTTTTTGATGTTCTTAGCATGGCGTGCTTTGAACGATCTAGAACGAGCAGTATTGCCTTTGTCGCCAGTTTTACCCTGTTGACCAAAACGTATAGTTTTTATTTTGCTACCCTCTTTAGCCACAACAACATGTGACTTTGTAGGGTGCTTAGGTGTGCGCTTAGGTTTATTATACCCAGACACACCAGCCCTAGCTAAACGAGGATCTTTCTTAGTAGCCACGAGCAGATCCCATGCCACGCCGTTTCTTGCTTTTCTTTTTAGCTTTGGACTTCTTGCCCATACCGCTATAGCCACCTTTACCTTTAGGCATCTTTTACCATCCTTAAATTAAATATCTGAGCCTCAAGCTCATCAGCCAACTCTACATCACTTAACGCAGCTACGTCACGATCTTCCGCAACAGCCACCTTACGCTTAGGAGTAAACTTATCTATATACTGCAAGTAAAGGCTCGCAGCCTTTACATCACCATCGGCAGCACGCTGCCAAAGAGCATCTATGACGCTCTGAACCCTTTCAGGGTTAATGTTGAGTTCGGCTGCACGCCGATCCCATTCTTTGACGAAACGAGGATCACGCTTAATGCGTCTTAAAGAATCCTCGTGTATGTCGTTCTGTTTAGCCCACTCACGTTGTGTGTAGGGCACACGTTCTGGTCCTTGCAATAACCATTCAAGGAACTGTTTCCACTTATCAGGCATGACCTTCATCCCTGTTTCGGGATCTTCTTTCCAGCCTTTGCCACCACCATTTTGAGCCATATAACCACCTTACAATGTATGCGTCATCTGTCCCATTCGTACTTTAATATTTTTTGGGACAAACCACCTTATTACTAAGTAGTAGTACTAAGTAACGTTTCTTAGCATCCAAGCTAAGAAACGGTACTAATAACTTAGTCGCATACAGTTCACAGAGGTTTAAAAATTCTAACGATCTGTCCCTCTATATCTATACATATATAGTAATGGACCCCCCACCCCCCCTCAGGGGGGGTGCTTGCATGCTGGTTGTCCTTAGGACAACTGCTCTGCTTGTGTATTTACTTAGTAATTACTAAGTAAATACACAAAATTTCCGTCACGTAATTACTTAGTAAGTACTAAGTAATTACGTGGGGTCGGGCTACTGCAGGAGAAGGAACCCAATCACGTACGCAGGAGCACAGAGTATTACTCAGTAATTACTGAGTAATATCTGTGCCGTGATGTGATGTATGCGAGGCTGTCCAGATTTTCTAGCCAACACATTACTCAGTAATTACTGAGTAATGTGTTGTGGGTTCGGCAAAACGGTAATTTACTTAGTAAACACTAAGTAAATTACCGAAATGTGGTGCTTTGTTAATTGTCCTACAATTAACAAAGCACCATAATACTCTCTCTTTTTTTTATTTCCCTCATTTATGAGGAAATAAAAAAAAGGAGAGAGTATGACAGACAAAAACCAACAAATCAAATCCCTCTTGGAAGAACTGCTAGCAGTTCTTACGGAGGAACAAACTGAAGTTAAAACTTCAGTTCCTGCGAAAAAGAAAGCCCCAAAAATCAGCAAGGCTGATCGGCAAAAAGCCAATAAGGCACGTCAAAAGAAATTCTCTGAATTTCTTTCAAAAGCCAAAGCTTCCAAGCAGGATCAAAAGAAATGCCTTGCATTTCTTCAAAAAGCAATGGAAATTGCCACAGATGCAGGAAATTCTAAGCCTAGAATTTGGCATGGGCATGTAAGCACTGTTGAAAAATGCCATCGTGCATGGATCAAGTCTTAAAGACTTGATCCATGTGTGTGGGGATCTTTAGATCCCCACACACATTTTTTTTGTTTTCATCATGTGTACGTGTGATGGTTGAACTGCCGAAAAAATAGCGCATACATGTGACTTGTTGAGATATGTAAGAAGAGAGCGAAAATCTACTCTCTCTTTTTATATATCTCAATGAATATTGAGAGATATATAAAAAGGAGAGAGTATGAACCCAACACCAAGAACCCATCCTGAGCGATTTAGCTTAGGGCAACGTGAATTGATGCGTATGTTTGGCTTGAGTCCTGAGCGTTACTTTAACGATGCTCATGCTTATGCTGATGACTTGCATGTAATTCCTGAGGTGCACAAGCCAAGAGTTACGGCTCCTATGCATGAGAAATTCTATCCAGAATTCGGCATAACGCTGGATGAATGGCGTGAATTCACAGATGCAGGAGGCAGGTTTGTGATTGACTTTGACGACTGGTCACACCTTGATGAGGAGTTAATTCCTGTGGACGGATATCTGCAGGATGAGGAAATCGTTGAGATCCTCGCAGAACAAATCGCATAACTCCAACTTACCCTCTCTCCTCATTCTCTTTGAACTTTAGTGAAAAGAGAATGAGGGAGAGAGGGTTTGCCCCAAAATCTCAACACAACAAACCAACGTACTGGGAGGTACACATGACAAACCAACAAATAATCACAGCTTTAACAGGCATACTTGAATCACTCACACCAGAGGAAGCTCCTGAAGCTCCTGTGAGTGAAGCAAAACCTACGAAAGCTGAGAAAAAAGCAAGCAACAAGGCACGTTATAGCAAGCTTCAAGGCACTAT